CCTCTGCGCCCAAGCCTGAGTCATCAGAACCGTTGACCATTTTGGATTCCAAATTCAAATGGACTCCACCAGGAACCGATATTCGGGAGAGGTTCAAAGCTATGGGATGGAAAGCCCCAAAGCCCAAACGCCCCACATTCGGAAAATAACCCCTGCTTAATTTTTAAGCAAATCGGGTTTTTCCATATACATATTTTTTAAGAAATATAACCATTGTCGATAATACTACGACAGTAGTATTAAGGAACTAGTAATGTAGTAGTACTAATGTAGAACAGTACTATATTCTATATAACCAAGAATCATGCCAGCAAGTTTGTACACAGGTTATTAACAGACTTGTCCACAGGTCGTGTTCCTTTTGCTGCTGTTTTCAGACGCGCTGATGACCTGCAAATTGGATGGAACATGAAGGCCGGAAACATTTTCCCCGCGCAAAGGAATTATGTGATCGACAACCATTTGAACGCGCAATGTTTTAGTCAGATGTTTGGCGGTTTCATAAATTCCAGCTATCGCCATCCAGTCATCTTTGGTCAACCAGGGCGGCACACGCGAGGTATGTATCCCCACGTTTTGCGGTCGTTTCCATTGGTTTTCTTTTACGCGCTTTTTGTGACAATCCTTGCACCAAGAGCAAAGCCGATCTTTGGTTGTGTGTCGCTGATAGTAAGCATCAAGAGGTTTTTCGGTGTTGCAGCGGCTGCACGTTTTCATGTGGTCACCCTTAGGATAAATGGATAATTGTTTTATCCTAACACAAAAGAAAGTCTAATAGAAATTACTCATTGTTAAATTTATTTGTGGTACTGTAATGTCCGGTTGTGCAATTTTGCACAGCGATTAGAACCTGAAGGGGATTAGTTATGACGTATCTAAAAGACATTAAGTTGTGCGTAGACTGCGCGTTCTACGGCAACCCACACGGTCAAAAAGACCGCTGTATCAATCCAGAAGTTACCGAGGTCAGCATGGTAACTGGCAAGGAAGATTACCCTTATTGCTTTGCTCAACGTCAGTCCTACCGGCTTGGTGACTGCGGTCAATCTGCGCGTTTCTTTGTCCTGAATGAAGAAATGTCTATTGAACGCGAAAAGAAGCGCCAGGAGTTCGAGGAAGCTATGCGTGACTGTCCGTTCTAAGGGGATGCCATGACCAAAGATGACATTGTCCGCATGGCGCAGCAGTCTGGTCTGCTTGGCCTCAGAGGACTTCCCCCAACCTGGTACACCAATGGTTTCGAGCCGCAACATATTGAATGGTTAGTTCAATTTTCCAACCTAGTCGCAGCAGCAGAGCGAGAGGGATGCGCGAAGGTTTGTGAACAAGCTGGCATAGATGGCTACGGCACTATAGCTGCCGCCTTACTAATACGCGAAAGGGGTGCGCCATGACTAATGAAATAGCCAAGCTACCTTGGTCGCTAACCTGTGAGATTGCCTGTCGCGCAATGTTGCTAAACATATCTTTCGAGCAAGCAGTTCAAATCTTAATCCGTCAGTATCTTGAAGTTACAAAAGGGGAAACTCAATGACAAGTCCTAATGAATCTGATTTTGCGCCAGAAGTCCGGCGCTCCGCTTGGTGGTCAGGTGACAGCCGTAAAGCTGCTAATGGCAAAGCTGCTGACGTCATCCTAGAAAAGCTAGGTAAAAAGGAAGCGCCTGATCTGAGCAACATTGAAGCTGTGCAAATGGGCAAAGTGATGGAACCCACGATTGCCAGACTATTTCAAGACAAGTACAAGATCGAACTCAAGGACGCTGACTATGCACTTTCACATCCGGTCGAAACGTGGATGCGCTCTCACTTTGATTACATCAGTGCAGATGGACGAACGCTCGTTGAATGCAAAAATTACAACGCTGGCGTTATGTCTAAGTTCGACGAAGAAACAGGTGTGGTACCTGCTGCTGATATGGCACAACTCATCCACGAAGCTGCCGTACATAACGTCAGCGAGATATACCTTGCAGTCCTGTTTGGTGGGCAAGCCTTCCGCACCTATCACTTCAACATCACGCCAGAGATGAAAGAAGACCTGATTCGGCAAATGGCAAAACTTTGGGGCATGGTAGCCACCAATACCCTGCCAGAACCTGATTCTCTCGACAGCGTGAAGCTTATCTATCCTGAGTCCACAGAAGCCACGATTGTCGCGTCTGGCGCTGTCGAGAAAGCCTGTGAAGCGCTGAAAGCCTACAAGGCCAAGATCAAGGAACTAGAGGATCAGTCAGAAGCACTAGAGGTCGCTATCAGAGGCTACATGACAGACAGGTCTACCTTAACAGATTTAGCTGGCAGAACCCTAGCAACCTGGCGCACCGCTAAAGCAAGCAGTAAGTTTGATAGCAAGTTGTTTCAACAGGCCATGCCAGACATCTATGAGAAGTTTGTCGTGGAAACCCCAGGTAGTCGCAGATTCCTACTTAAATAAGGAGATGAGATGAAATTCATAAACACGCCTGAAGAAGTTGAGTTAAGGCTATACATGAAGGGTGAAGAAAGATTCGATTATTCATGGTGTCCAACTTGTAAAAGATTAGAGAAAAAACCTGTTGGTGGAAATCCTAGATGCCAAGGCGTTAAAAAGGCACGGAGATTGAAAACAGCGGAAGGGGATATTCTTCTAGCCGAACACTGGGTGCAATGTGAATCGAGAGCGTCCACAGAAATTGATGGCAAGGGGTATTGTGGTATTCACGCTAAAAAGACAGGAGATGAGAAATGAGTAACTTAGTACCAGTGCAAGACATAGAACGCATGGCGTTAGCTGTGGCTAAGTCAGGTCTATTTGGTGTCAAGACCGCAGACGAAGCTATGGCGCTAATGCTGATCGCTCAAGCGGAAGGCCAGCACCCTGCAATAGCTGCGCGTGACTATCACATTATCCAAGGCAGACCAGCACTCAAGGCTGACGCAATGCTGGCACGTTTCCAAACCTCAGGCGGCAAAGTTCAATGGGAGGACTACACAGATGAACGAGTTTCTGGTGTTTTCAGCCACCCTGCTGGTGGGTCTATTACTGTTACTTGGACTATCGATCAGGCAAAGCATATTGGATTGGTTAAGCCTAGTTCGGGATGGCATAAGTATCCTCGCGCAATGCTTAGATCGCGCTGCATCTCAGAAGGAATCAGAGCAGTGTATCCAGGCTGTGTGGTTGGAACCTATAGCGTCGAAGAAGTCCAAGACTTTGACGATAAACCGGCAAAGACTGCTGCACCAGAGATCAAAGACATGGGTGCGGCAGACATCGTTGACGAGATTAAGTCAGCTAAGGCCGTAGGTGAAGATTTTTTGCCTCTGTACATTCCAGGTCAAGAGGAACCATACGACTTGGCGGAGAACTTAGACGCTTGGGAGACTATTTTCTACCAAATGATTTCAAAGGTAAAAGCAGGAAAGCTTGATGACAAGCAGAAGCTGGAGAAGCTAAAAGCATTTAAGAAGGCAAACCAGCACGTTATTGAAAACATGACACCGACAGCAAAGACCAAAGTCTTGGCAGCAGTCACTACCTTGGAGGAAGTATGAAACAGCATCAATCAGAACCAGGCAAGGGCGTACTCTTTCAGAACGATAAGAAAGCGCCTGGCAGCGCACAGCCTGATTACAAGGGCGTGATCACTGTGGACAGAGATTTCAAAGCAGGTGAGCAAATCAAGATCGCTGCTTGGAAGAAGGCAACCAGAATCGGCGAACTGATTAGCTTGGCGCAGGACAACTGGACACCCGATCCTAATTACCGCAAGCCACCAATGGAAGCGCCACAGGCTACGCTCAAGAAGCCTAGAGAGTATGACCCATTCAAGGACGATGCCATTCCTTTCTGATGGCTTCCTCTAAAACACCAACCCAACGCAGTCTTGAGTATCTGCGAGAACAAGGCTACTTCTGCGCGATAGTCGAGAAGTGGAATCCTTGGTCAAAGATACGTCAAGACCTTTGGGGATGGTGCGACATCCTGGCTATTCGCAAGAACGAAGTCTTAGCCGTTCAAGTGACTAGCACAGGTGTCGCAGAGAGGATCAAGAAGATTCAAGAATCACCCACGATTGCGCTGGTCAGAGATGCCGGTATTCGAGTTGAAGTTCACGGCTGGCGCAAGAATGTTAAAGGCAGATACGTTATTAGAGTGGAGGATATATCTTGATTCATTATCATGGGCTTCCAATAACACCAGCTACTGCTGCGGTTAGGGCAATTGCAAATGGTCATGCCTTTGTGTCGTTTAAACATCCAGATCAACTCACAATTGCTTTGGAGGTTTCTCAATCTTTTGCTTTAGACAATGGTGCGTTTTCTGCATGGAGATCAGGGAAACCAGTTACAGACTGGTCTGAATACTACGAATGGGTTGCAGAGTTGCATCGTTATCCATCATTTGATTTTGCCGTTATTCCAGATGTCATTGATGGAGATGAAGATGACAACGATGCTTTGTTAGATGAATGGCCTTGGGCAAAAAAGTTTCCTCATGTTGGCGCTCCAGTTTGGCATTTGCATGAAAGCTTGGAAAGGCTAGACAGACTTGTTTCTAATTGGCCTCGCATTTGTTTAGGCAGTTCTGGCGATTACGCACAAATAGGAACTGATGCTTGGTGGATTCGAATGAGAGAAGCAATGGATGTTATTTGCGACAAGTCTGGAAGACCGTGTACAAAAATTCACGGTTTAAGAATGCTTGATCCAAAAATATTTTCAAAGTTTCCATTTGCATCTGCTGACAGCACAAACATAGGAAGAAACATCGGGCTTGATTCACATTGGAAAGGAACTTACACACCGCCAACAAAAGAGGCTAGGGCAATGATTATCAGAGAAAGAATTGAATCTAACCAATCCATTGTTTTTTGGGATAGAAAAATCAATTTTATTCAGGAGTCATTTTTATGAACGCAGCGAACCTAACTAAGTCTGATCGCTTGCAGCGCGTGTTTAAGTTGCTGTCAGGCGGTGGCGAGTTTACTACCCTGGAGATCATCCAGAAAGCAGGTGTCTGTGCAGTTAATAGCATCATCTCGGAGTTGCGGCAGAACGGTTATCAGATCGACTGTCAGCGGCGTAATGACAAGTGGTTTTATAGGATGACAATATGAAAGTATTTATCGCAACACCAATGTACGGCGGTCAGTGTTTCGGCTTCTATGCTCAGTCTTTATTGCAACTAAACAACATGATGCGTGACAAAGAGATCACCACCATGATGTCCTTTATGTTCAACGAAAGCCTGATCACCAGAGGACGCAACGCATTGGTTCACCAGTTCCTAAAGACTGACTGCACTCACTTGTTCTTCATTGACGCTGACATACGCTTCAATCCTGGTGATGTCTTCCCGATGCTAGACGCTGACAAAGACATTATCTGTGGCATCTATCCTAAGAAAGAAATCAACTGGCATGGCATCACCAGAGCAGTAGAAGCCGGTGTATCACCAGACGAACTGAAATGGCACACAGGTAGCTTTGTGGTCAACCTTGTGGGCTACACAGGCGAGGTGACTGTGCCTGTCAGCGAACCTGTCGAGATTTGGAATGGCGGCACAGGTTTCATGATCATCAAACGGGAAGTGTTCGAGAAGCTGGCAGACCAAGTTCCAACCTACACCAACGATGTCACAGACCTAGCTGGCAACATCAAGGCTGATGAGATCAAAGAGTTCTTTGCCACCAGCATTGAACCAGGCACAAACCGCTTGCTGTCAGAGGATTACCACTTCTGCCGTATCTGGCGCGAGTCTGGCGGTGCAGTTCACGCAGCACCCTGGGCGCACCTAGCGCACGTTGGAACCTATGTCTTTGAAGGCGCTCTGACGCCAGCACCATAAGGAGAAACCATGTCAGAAGAAACTAAAAAGCATATGCCAGAACATGACATCTTTGACATCATCAAGGATGAGTTCAATCTGAAAAATGATCGAGAACTGTCAGAGTTCTTAGAGATCACGCCTTCTGTGTTGAGCAGACTGCGGCATGGGAAGATGACGTTTACGCCCACCTACTTGCTGGCGGTGCATGATGCGACAGATTGGAGTCTGGATAAGATTAGAGGCTACCTGCCAGGTAGTTCTATCGAGTGATTATCCTGTTTATAGCAGGTATGCTGGTGGGGATCGCCATAACGATCCTTACCTTTTTGTTCCTCTTTTGGCTGTTTTTGCTGACTTCCTAAAAGCAGCCTCGGTGGGAGCGCCTTTACTTCCTGGCGCTCTCATCCTCTCCCCACTACCTGCCTTGATCCTTGCTCTCTTGGCATGGATGTTTGCGTAGAGTCCTTCTTTCATTTGACACCCCAAAAGTAAAGGTCATGCGCCTGATCATTGGTAGCAAAAGCATACTGCTTGAATTCCGATAGGTCAAACGCTTCTCGGAAGTCTTGCTCGGTTAGGTTGCGGTAATAGTCACCGCAGAAGGGCGCGTCATACGGGTTGCTGCGGCGTGTGCCATGCTCTGCCCGTCCGGTAGTCGCACAGCTAAAGAAGACCAGACCGGATGACATCCTGATCATATTGGCAAAGGTTTTCACCCACTCAGGATTATGCTCAAAGCACTCGCAACTAGCAACAACATCAAAACTGCCATCAGGGTAGGCGAGGTCTTCTCCTCTAGCCACCACATCAACATCGGCTCCTGCGCCAAGATCAACGCCAACATAGATACATTGCTCAAAAAATGGACGTATTGATCCATTGATGTTTAGGCTACCAACTTCCAGGACGTTCTTGCGAACAAAGTAATCAGGGAACTGTGACTTGAGGCTGGCAACGAATTCAATCTGTGCTGGATGGCTCACCGGCAACCCCAGCGCTTTCTAGCAGCTTTACCGCGCTCACCTGTCCAGTTACGGCTACGGGCGCAGAAAGACTTGTGGCGAGGGCTAGAGGTATCTTTGGTGGGTGCTTTGAGGTTACTACCCGTCGCACGGTTGTACTTGGCTCTGCCTTTGGCGGTCAGTCCACTGCCAGCCTTAACGGATAGCTTCTCACCCCTACCTACCGACAGCTTCACGTTCTTAGACAATTTTGGCTCCTCGCTGTAGTTGCGCCAATGTCAGGCCACCTGTGAACTGGAAGTGCGGATATTCCTTAAACCGCTTCCAATCACCCGCCCACTCTAATCCTGCTGCTTTGCCTATTCTGCCAACGTCTTGCCAGATCGAGTTCTTGGCATCCCAAACAGGTTTTCCGTGTAGTAACGGAACGACATCCACAGCACAACGGTAATTATGAAAAGACTGACCAGCCCGTGCATTCGTGACAATCCTTCCTGGTGCGGTTCTGCCTTGAGCGTACAGCGCTGCTTGGCTGAAGTTATCTCGGTAGGTGCTAGTGACAAGCAGTTCTATACCTTCTGCTTCACAATCAGCAATCATCTTCTCGACGCGCTCCCGAACCACTGGCAGCAGGTCTTCAATCTTACGGCTGTTAATCACTTTGCCGCCACTCCTTGAATCTTCTCAACAGTACGCAGCGCACCCAGGCCAAGCATTCCCATCAATACCGGCAACATCTCAGACAGGTCAGCAGGACTTAGGTTGATGTCGTAGTGGGCAAACGCTGCAATCGTCTTGGCTACGCTTATCCCGATCCAGTTCCAAGCGCAAGCAGCGCCACATATCCAGCCGATAAAAGGACGCCACCCAGAAACAAAAACGGAAGCGTTCGCAGCTTCCACTTTGTTTATTTCTAACTGCCCCATAATCTGCTGCAACTCGCCAGACTGTTGCAACTTAAACAGTTCTAGCTTTGCGGCAGCAGCTTGAGCAGGATCAGGCCAAAGCCGGTCTATGACTTTGCTGCCAATGTTGAGTATGGCGCTGATCGGATCAAGCGACATTACAAACCTTCACCTGGCGTGACGTACACAACTGCTGTACCCGACGCCACAATTGCAGATACATAAAATATGTAGCCGCCTTCAGTCGTTGGTGTTCTAGGTGCTGTAAAAACTACCGTCGCATTGTTATGCAACACTGTGCCGTAATTCGGCGTTCCAGCTACAGGGATGGCAACATTGCTTGTGGCTGTTGATCCGCAACGAATAAACACTTCTCCTGCCGTACCGTTGTGAATACGAACTTGATTACACGGAGAATCAGCAGTTACGGCTACGGTATTGGCAGTGGTGCTGACGTTAATCCGCACCGTTTTGCCCATCTCTTGAAAAGCAATGTTGTTAGCCATTAGTACACCTTCTTGCCACCGCCTGAAGTCGGGCTTTCTTTGCTGTTGTAGCTGTCATCAAAGCAGAAGGTGGAACGGAAGCCACCCATAGGTACTTGACCTGGTTGCCACTTCTGATAACGTTCTGTCGTATCAGATGGTTTCTGAGGACGGATTGCTTTCGCGTATTTCTGGCTGTAGTTCAGTTCTTCAGCCCCAGGCACGCTACTCTTGAGCGTTAGATCTTTCTTGTCGCGCATCTTTATTCCTTTCCATTCTTATCAAAAGGTAGCTGAATAACGCAAACACGGCTAACGCTACCAGCCTCTCCCACATCAATCCCCACATTGTCCAGCAAGCGAGTGCGAAATTCAGGCACAAAGCCAGAATCACTAACAATCTCTCGCTGATGACACTCAAAGCCAAGCGTACCAGTGAAATAGCATCCATACTTGTATCCCCTTTCGAAATGGATACTCATATCTTACTACTCATCCTCATCATCAGCAAACCCTGAACCCCAATCATCATCCGATATTCTGGCTTTTAGTTGTTCAAGTTTTAACGCTCTGTCGATGATCTTGGATTTGTCCGTCAGGCTAGCGGTCGGGTCGGACATGGTGGCCTTCAGCAGATCACCAATCGCCTTCTCCAACTCTGGATTTATCCCCTTAATCTTCTTAGTCATCGCTTGTTCTTGCGCTTCTGCATGGCCTGTTCTTGACGCTTCATCTTACGCATCGGCTTGATCATGGTTGGTGGTGGCGTTTGATCACCAATACCAGCTTCTTGCGGTCTACGGTTACGCATCATTTTCTTCCTTTCTTTGCTTTCCTAGCAACATTAAGAGCAATAGCCACCGCTTGCTTCTGTGGCCTCCCACGCTTCATCTCACGACGAATGTTCTTGCTTATTGTCTTTTTGCTAAAACCCTTTGTCAGCGGCATGATTACCTCACTGGTTGCATAGAAGTTGGTTTGCCTGCGCCAGTAATGACATCGTAGGCAGATGTGCCAACAGCAGGCGCTCCGTAAGTCACAATGATGTTCTTAATGGTTCTGCCAAACAAGGTGAGTTTCTGTTGCTCTGGCAATGCCGAATTAGCAATAGCATCGAGTTGCTGACTGATCTCATTGATCTTATTAGTAGGCATCAAGCCTGTCCTGGCTAATGAATCCTTCAGGCTGGTTTGCCAGAAACGCTGTGCGCCGAACACGCCTTGCTGCGCTCTGTCAGCCATCGTCTGACGAATCGCTTGCTCCAAAATTTGCTTGCCATTAGGACTAGCTGCAATCGCTGGCGCAACCCGATCCCACAAGGTTCTGTCACCCGACGTAATGATCTCTTGGACACGGGCAGCAGGTTCAGCCGTACTCAGAATGGTCGCGGCTTCTTTTCTCGCTGCATCGGTAATTGCGCCAGCAGCCTTCTCGCCTTCTTTAACCAGCCTGCCAGCTTCTTTTTCGCCGATCTCCAGCGCCTTGCCAGCTTCTCTACCGGCCTGGCGCTCTAACGCTTCTTTCCTTGTCGCAACCTTACCAGCACCCGCAGCCATGCCTTCAGCACGCTCTAGGTTCATAACGTAGTTGTTGGCAGCAGTTCTGACTTCCGGCAACGCGCTCAACCAATCTGAGTTCTGTTTGCTAGTAAGCCAGTTTTTTGCGGCTTTAGCATCCATGTTGGCAATCGTTCTAGCCACATAGTTTCTAGCTTCTTGAACTACCAGGTTCCGATCACCCGTCAATGCAATAGCGTCTGCCACAGACTGTTGACTGTTGAACAACGCAGCAGGCAATCCCTTGGCATCCGTTTTGAATTGAGTAGGATCTATCCGGTCTAACGCAGTCGCTTTAGCACCCGCCTTAGTTCTGTACTTCTCTAGCAGCCGAGAAGCAATCTCATACTCGCTTTGCAACACATCATGCGCTTCACCAGCAAACTTAGACTGAATCTGGCTGATTTTTGCGTAATACTCTTTGGCAATGTTCGAACCAATAGCAGAGTAACCCTCAACCTCTTTACCAAAAGCAACATCACCCAAACGCCGACGCACATCATCTAGCGCATCAAACGAAGTAGGAAACGTCTTGTAAACAGGATTACCCATCTCATTGGCGCCTACTTCCACACGACGCGCTGTTACTGCTTCATAGATGTTTTGATAAGCCTTTAACACGCCAGGCTCAGTAACCGGCGCTGTCTTCTGCTGTTGAGCGATTTGGCCTTTCAGCAACTTGTTACGGAGGTCTTGTACAAGTGTTTTGTATTCTGGCAACGACTCAACCAGAATACCTTGGCTTTCTTTTGCAGCCACAGCCTGATCACGCAAAGCCTTCTGCTGCTTGTAAGCATCCGACCGTTCCAATGATCCGGTTTCAAACCTTTGCAAAATCCTGTCACGCAGCGTTCTACCCATCTGCGACAGTTCGACAGTGGCATCGCCTACCTGCCGCAACCCACTCTTAGCCCTATCTACCAGAGTTCTTTTTGCTTCTTCTAATTCTGCCCTGGTTCCGGCTAACTTAACGCCGCGTTCCCGTTCTTCTCTAGATACGGTTTCTGCCGTACTACGCACACCTCTAGCCTCTGCTTCAGCAGCGCGTCTAGCCAGATCAGCCTCAACCTCCGCTATGTTGGTAGATTTGCTAACGGAATCGGCAATCGTGTCGTAAATCTTCTTTTGAGCGTCAGTCGTAAACGGTGACTTGCGGAGTTCTTCAATCCGCTGCATAACCAGTTCACGCTGCTTGCCTGCGAGATTAGCCACGCCCACATCTTGCATGACGCTTCTCATCATGTTGTAAGCAGTACCGGCGCCTGGCTTAATCATACTAACCAATGAACCAACGCCTCTTGTGCCGCTGGTCACTGCCTCAAGTGGCAACAGACCACCAACAATTCTGGCGCTCTCTGCAACAGGTGGTGAAGCGCCAAACAACTCAGCCGCCTGCCCTGCCGTTTCGCTAGTCAATCCACCAAAGCCACCAGCCAAAGAACCAAGCGCACGACCTTTAGCGCCTTCCATAGACGGGGCTGCGGCTTGCATGGCTCTACCAGCGGCTCTAACAGGTGGAGGAGACAGGGGAAACTTTTCTAGTAGCAAGCCTGTACCAAAAGCAATCTCCGGCGAAAAAGCGCCAGCAGCAGTACCAACACCTGTCGCAACACCAATGTCTTCTAAGCGCTGTCCAAACGGCTTTTCAGGTGATGTTGTCGGCGCTTTAGGCGCTGAAGGCGCTTTAGGTGTCGGCAGGTCGCTAAAATCTGTTTGCGACGGTTTTGGTAGATCGCTAATGTCAACAGCCATTATTGATACCCCTGTGAACGTAAGAAGTCTTTAGCTTTGGTTTGATCGCCACCGAAGTTGGCGTCTGCGTAAGCCTTCAGCTTGTCACCGCTTGGCATAGATTTAGGCGCTGGCATTTCGCTACGACGATCAACACCACCACCTAGTTGCGGGAATTGGTCTTCTAACCGCGATTTCTCTCTCGACATTTCAGTCACGCCCTGAACCATCGCGTTTCTGACCGCCTCATAAACACGCAAGTCAGACCTATACAGCGGAGCAAGAATGCGGTCTTCTATTCTGGTTAGTGCCTTACCACCCGTTTCAAATTCTTTACTACGGAAGAATGCAAAGGTTCTGATTAGCTTTAGTGCCTCTGGATCATCCTTGAACGCAAGTTCTGCGGCTCTAGTGTCTACGGCTAGTAAGGAAGTCATCTTGCTCCATTGACCATCTCGGTTCAAACGGTCAAGTATGTCAATACCTTCCTCTAACTCAGGAATCAGGTTTTCACGCAAACGATGCGCTGAACGATCTTTTTCAGTAAGCTTTTGACCGCCACCCTTGCCATCACCTCTTAGACTATCTCGCAAAACGACAATATCTCGGCGTCCAGACTGCCGGATGGCTTCCATAATTTTGTCGTTCTGAAACTTTTGTTCTGCCGTTGCAACTCTTGCCAATTCTTTTTCTAATCTATCAATGTTTTTGTCATTAGAGGCTTTTAATGATTTCACATATTCAATGGTTTTTGGCAAGCCAACTTTATCGGAATACTTTATTAAAAAGTCAGCTTCATTCTGCAAAGCCACCTCTTTAAGTTTTGCCATGCCTTTGTCATAGCTAATAGAAGCAAGTTGCGCTATGTCATCCAGTTCTGCATCAATAGCAGAAATTTTCGTTGTTAAAGATTTGACGTTATTTAAAAAAATATCTTTCTCTTTTTCGTAACGCGCTATGTTTCCTTGTTTGTAACCTTCCATCATGCCATTCATGGCGCTCATGGCTTGTATGGAATTGTTCTTGCCGCCAGCACCTAACGCAAACCCTAATACACCAATAAAACTAAAAATGGTTGCCATTTCTTGAGCGTTTTCTTGAGTCGGCACAAATGGCTTACCAAGTTCTTGACGCAACTGTGTACGCTCTTGACGCAGCGCTGGCTGCTCTAATGTGGTTGCTCTTTCCTCCGCAAGTTGACGTTCACCTTTAGCAACCTCAGCGGCTCTAGTAGCTGCTTCCTTTTTGGTCAAACCCTCAAACTCAGCAGACTGCACTGCCAAATTTCCGAGTTTTGGAATCAGCTCATCTTGTATTTGATACTCTCTGCTAAGCCTAGCTTGAGGCGTCATAAAATCTTGTTTAGGGGCTTGTGTACGCCCAGTAACCGCAGAACCAGCAAGCGGATCACGCATTCCAGTGATGTTCTCTAACGCGCTAGAAAATCTTGGATCAGCCATGTTTACCTCACGTTTGCGGTCTTTGACCCATGTTCATCATTGCCATTTGCATAGCATTAGAGAAATAGTTGCCAGTTAATTCACTGACATACTGATCTGCTTCCAAGCCTGCTCTAATAGCGCCTGTCGCAATCGAATCAGCAATTCCAGACACTTTCAGACCTAAGTCATATTTGTTTTGCAAGATTTGTTGACGGAAAGCTTCTAGTTGAACTTGTGCTTGTTCTGCGCCTACGCCACCACGACCTGCTACACCTTGCGCTATCCGTGCTTGCATAGCTTGCAGTTGCTGTTGCTCGGCAGGACTTAACGCACCAGACTGTGCTTGAGCAAGAAGTTCCTGACCGCGCTGACGATAAGGTGCTGCCATCGCTTGCATTTCTTCTTTAGCACGTTGACCTTGTCTAGCCGCATTCCTTGAAGCAATAATTCCTGGCAAGGCAGACAATCCACCTAATGCCAAGTTTTCAATCATTCTTGGGCTGGTCAGTGTCGACCTTAAACGCTGTGCCGTTGTTGGCTCTTTAGTCAACGCCTGCTGTACTTCACCTACTGGCGTGTATGCGCCTGGGAAAACTGGCGCAGACGGAGCAGCAGCTTGTGCTTGTTGCAACGAAATACCTTCGGCAATAGGCCGTTGGGCAGTAGGCGCTCTAAAACCGACACCGCCAGGTCTTACGCCATATAAACCTAATCGACTTGTTGGCTCAACACTTTCAGGAGAAACGTAACCACCCGTTCTTACATTTGGAACGTAGTTGTCAGGCACTAAAGTATAGGTATCTTGAAAACTTGGTGTGGTTGTTCTTGTTGGGGTTTCAAAATCTGAGGCTGTGTAAGCGTTCGTTGTAGGCGCTCTGGTATAACCACCCGTCCTAATATCTGGCTCACCTGCGTATCGCATTAGGTCATAGCCACCATCATAGAACTCCATCAGCCCCGTATCAGGGTTGATCGTGCCAGCGCCACCAGCGTCTTTCAGCATCATGGCTTCTCTAGGCGTGATGTGGACAAGCATACTGTCACCACCCCTGCCTTTACCGGCAAGCTGTTTGGCAATCTGTTTAAGGTCGCTGCTGTCTTGAATGGTAGCCTTCAGCAGTTTTGCAATTTGTTTAGCCATAACGTCCACCTAATTCATCTGATAGTTTTAACGACTCCACGTTCCAAACAGGCTTACGTTCCTTACCCTTCTTACCTAAATACGACACCCCAGGATCACCCACACCCAATGCCTGCGCTAATGCGCTTGAACCTGGCGCCATAGTAGTAGGCGTTATCGGTGGCACAGTAAAAGTAGGATCGAAAACATTAAAAGATCTGTAGTCAATAATTGGTGGTCTTTTAATTATTGGCTCATCAGGTGTTAGCGGGAATCGTTGGCTAACAATTGTGTCTTCAGTCGGCCTTCTAGTAAATTCTGTTTCTTCCTCGCCAGTAACGTCAACATTTGGCAATCTATCAATCTCATCTTCACCAATCACGTCAACATTAGGCAACCTGTCAAGTTCTTCTTGACCAGTAACATCTACGCCTGGCAATCTGTCCGTAGGTCTTGCAATACCCGTTAAATTTAATATCTGCGCATCTCTATTCGTTGTTGTTTGACCTGTTAATCCAGCAGCGCCACCAGTACGGGTAGGTGTTGATGGCTGTCTTGTTGTAAAGCCCGTTGTTGAAGCAAGCGCAGGATTGATAGTTGTACTTGGCGTTGCGGTTGGCAACCCGCCTGTTTGCGTTACTTCTCTTAAAGTTTGCACATCGCCCGTAATCGCAGCACGCCTTAATTCATCTAACGCAAGCCTATCGCTAGGACTTAACGTTTCTTCACCGCCAACAATGGTCGGATCAAATCTTCCAGCAATAGGTCTGCCAGAAGCTGTAAATTCAGGCGTATCAAACTCAGTGGTTGTATATCCAGGTAAACGCGCTGGCGTTGCTCCCGCCGTTGCTGATCCAAATTGTGTGCCAGGCGTAGTCGGCTGTTCAAAAGCAGAAATAACTTGCTGTCTTCTTGCTTCCTCTGCTCTACGCGCTGCGTCTGCATCTTGTGCGGAAGTTATACGAGAGGTTTGTAGCGCACTACCAATAGCGCTTGTAATCGGGTTTGCACCTTCAATGGCGGCCTCCGTTGCGCCACCAGCACCACCAGCAACTAACGCTTGTGTTGTTCTACTTGTATCTGCTGGTAACGCACCTTGTGCTGTTACGGATGCGACCTGACCAGCGCCTGATGCTAATCCTGATAAACCAGCAGCCTGTAATGATTTGGGTACGTCACCCGTTTCTACTAATGTTCTCGCGCCAGTACCGGCAGCACCACCCGCAGCAGCAGGTAAAACACCAGCAGGTAGTGAACTTGATATTCCTATCTTACCGGCGGCTTCTGCTGCTTTAACCGCCTCACTAGCCGTTACACCTGCGTACCCACCGGCAGCACCACCAGCGAATGATCTGGCAATATCTGCTGCCGAACCACCTGTTGCAGCAGTCACCCCCGCATTCACAACGCCACTACCTAACGCAGCCGCACCAGCAGTAGTCGTAGCACCTAAAGCAGAACCAATAGCAGGAATTAACGTAGGTGCGACAATTGCAACAATAGGAACAACAAAGGGTTTTACTAAATCAAAAAAACTTGGGTTTCTGTATTCTTGGTAGCCAGGATCGCCAGGTAAAGTTATTCCAGATGATCTATATCTTAGATTTCCCGCTTGGGGATTTTCTATTTTTGCAGCAGCACGAAACTCTGCATTAAGTTGGGCGGGGGGAACTTGTGTTGCTCTTTCCGTCCAAAACTGTTTTCCAGCCGGATCAGCGCTTCTATTCAAGTCGCGCATAAACAAATACTCGACTTGTTTTTCTGGTGACATTGATATTCCGGCGCGAGGATCAGTTGCCATAATCAGTTCCTGCCTTTAAATTAATTTGGCTACAGTAGCAAATACCGCTAATGCCTGATAGTCAATCTCACCCCTAAGTGACTGCGCATCATTCATCCCAAATTCTTGCAACTTTCCTATAAACATCGGGTAAGCCTGCGGATTTTGGATCGTCATTTCTGCCAACTTTCCCAACTGCTGTAGTTGCTCTGGCGTAATGCCAAACTGCTCCATCATCTGCATGACGCCTGCCTTTGCCTGCTGCACCTGCGGATCACCCATAGGATCAGAACCGCCTTGCATAGCTTGCATCACATCTGCATTTTGTTGCGCTGCAACATTCATATTTGGTTGGGGAGGAGCAATCATGTTCAACTCGACAAGTTAAGGGATGCTGCAATTTGTTCGTGAATATACAAGTGACTAGCGATCCAATCGTAGAAATCTTCCTCTCTATTCCAATCCGTATCAAGCAAATTAAAGGGGTTATTTAGCCCCAAAAGGCTTGCAAATGCTTGGTGTTCGACCTGGTGAACCTGTAACCAATCGTCCAAATTGTCGATATTTGCGTCAATTAAAGGGAAAACAGGCACTGAAATGCCCTGATCCATAAAGGTTTCTTGGAATAACTTGTGCTGTAGCCCGTTTTCAAACAAAAACTCTCCTAGCGAATCCCTATCGCCGAACTTCACAATGCTAAGAGCGTCCATGTTCATGTTTTGTCGGCCTTACCTTCTAACTTATCGAAAATCTTGCCCAACATCCCTTTGATCTCATGAATGTCGTTCTTGTAATCGTCTTTGCTTAGATAAATGTGCGGCAACTCCCGAATGTCATCGTCAATCCGGTTCAACATCCGTGTAATGTTGTTCAGTGTCCAGCCACCAAAAAATGCAGCGACCCCAACAACAAGATTAAAGAGCATTTGGCCTTCCATTTAGACTCCGTAATACGGGATTTTCTTAGCACTTCCATTCACATATACCGTTATGTAACCTTCTGGCGCTAACGGCAGACTAGGATCAGGCATTGCCGCTGTATTGCTTGTTGCTAGGTTAGCAAACAAGTTAGCAGTGATAGTTACATTAGCCGCAGTCACACTGGTTAGGTTTGCAGAACCACCACCAGCAGGATTAATTGTTACTGTGCCTGTACCTGTTGGGCTAATACTGACCGCAGCATTAGCAGGATTGATATTGGTAGCAACTTCAAGCGATAAGTTGTTACCGCCGCCCGATCCCCACTGCATTTGTGGTGTGCCGCCTGAATTTTTTAACGTACCACCACCGCTACCTGAAGCTTGGAATGCCGCGCCAATAAAAGAATTCGTAGTAGTAACATTGGTAGCAGTAACATTGCCACCTGTGATCGCCACATTGTTGGCATTCTGCGTAGACATCGTGCCAAGACCAGACACCGCGCTGTTAGCAATAGCAATAGCAACGTTAGATGCGCTAGTAATGCGTCCTTGTGCGTCTATGACAACCTGAGAAACCTCGCTAGCAGTGCCATAAGTACCGGCAGTAACGGCTGTGTTTGCAAGCGCAATCGTACCGGAGGTCGTAATAGGGCCACCAGTTAAGCCAGTACCCGTATTAACTAAAGTAACTGTGCCGTTACTACCACCGCCTACACCGCCTGCAACCTTTAGCATTTCACACCTCTACAGGGTTATGTATTTCATTGTGGTGTCGAGTACACAACCACGTTACAACTAATCTCATGTCTTTTGCGTACGAGGAATGATGCGCTACCGATTCCTTTAATCCGCATACAAAACACGGCTCTTTCACTAATTTACCTGTCTTTATTGCATATTTCACTGCGTTTTTAGCTGCCTGCCTTGCTTTGCCTTCTGGCGATTGATACTTACTTTGATAATACTTTTTAGATACTAGCTTTCCTTTTTCCGTTTCTTCATAACGCTTTTGTCTAATTTGTTTTTTGCCAGACAATCGAGCGTTGATTGCTTCTTTACGCCTTACTTCTTTTCCTCGGTCAGAGGCTCTATATTTCTTGTTTATTTCATAACAACAGGCTTTGCATTTTGCGTAACCTTTGTAGTATTCAGTTACTTCTTTTTCTATCTTGCACGTTGAACAGGTTTTCATAAAGCCTCCTAAGTAAGAGGCTATACAATATCATATTTACTTTCATGTCGGTCTATAAACCATCGCCTGGCGTAATGTAAATAGTAGCGTTGCCAGAAGCCGTGATACCCGTGAAATACGCATTCGGAACAAACGTCAGAATCTCATCGGTGTTTGGCAACAGTGGAAATGCAGCTTGGCTGCTGGTAACAATCTGCGCTGAACTGTTAGCTGCATCAGCGGTCGTGCCATAACCTAGAAATACAGTAATGGTTCCTGCGTTAATGATTCGGTACTGATTGCCGCCAATAGTTGTAGACGAACATTGCACCGCAGTTGGGGCAGTGGTAGCCGCCAAGAACGTGACAGTGTTACCAGTTTTTGTAAAAGCATTAATTCCCATTTATGCCTCCGGCAAGTCTGACGTTAGTTTATATTTACTCAACAATTCCCACTGCTGCTCTGGAGTCAAGTCTGGAGAAGCGACATCATCAACTCCGTCACCATCCCTAATTGCATGGATGCAGCAAAAGACTGTTTGTGGCTCTAACGCAATAAACTGATGAACGATTCCTTTAGGTGTCACGATCAGATGCGGCGCAGTGAACTCCTGTTCGCCGTTGTCATGCTTCATCAGCACTTTACCAGTTGCCAACAGCGTGATGTGGTCAAACACATGGGCGTGACCTTCATGCGTATCACCGACGTTTAAGCATCGGTGCATCTTGACGAAGACGTTGTCAACGAGTTTTAGGTCAGTTACCGGACTGGACACGGGTCACTCCAATGTTAGTTGCTGCTATCGCCGCCTCAAGTTCAGGATTACGCCATTGGCAGGTTTCTTCATCCAATATCCAGCCATCTTCTTCTGGTTTTGGCGCTATGAAAGCATCACGGGTTTGATCATAGACAAAACCAGCGCCAGCATAGTTCTTGCGCTTGTTACCGTTGTAGCTGGTTTGCATCCAGATAGTGTCTTCACCAAAAAGCTGTTTGCAGAACGCAATCCCTTTGGCTTCTGACTCTTGACCGTCTTCCAGCAGCATTTCGTTGCTTACGACGATGACACGAAGGACGATGTTGTTTTCGTCTAGTTCAGCAAAATGAGCCATTACTGGAACCTCCAACGAATAACGACGATGCCGGAGCCGCCAGCAGCAGCTGATATTCTCCCGCCACCACCACCGCCACCGGTGTTTGGCGAACCTGCTGTTGGGCTGACCGATATTTGACCGCCATTGCCACCACCGCCAGCACCGCCGGTTCCTCTAGTACTATTTAGTGACCCACCGCCACCACCACCAGCGTAAGTTACAGACGAACCAGACAACGAAGAAGCTAAACCAGAACCACCGTTACCAGCAGCACCGGTACCAGCAGCATCTGCCCCTGTTCCGTTTTTGCCACCACCGCCACCACCGCCTTGTGAAGCGCCTTTGTTATCAAGCTTTCCTGCTCCACCATTGTTACCTTCACCAGAAGTGCCGGTGCCTCCTGAAGCAGCAGCAGCACCACCACCACCAGAGCCACCATTTGATCCAGCAGCGTAAGAACTGCCACCTTTTCCACCACCAGTAGTTGTAACTAAAGCGCCTAACGATGAACCTGTACCGTTTGTAGCGACTGCGCCGCCGCCGCCAACCGTAACGGTGTACGCTTGAGCTGCAACAGTTAAACTAGGCGTTGTTGTGGTTCCTGCGGTTTTCATGCCGCCAGCGCCACCACCGCCGCCATAGGTCTCACCCCCGCCGCCGCCACCGGCGACGACGATATACGAAACCTTATTGCCATAAGTTCCATCTGATCCAAGCGAATTGACCGTAAATGTGCCGGAGCCATTAAACGTAGCGACCTTGTAATCTCCGTCTGTCGTTTCAGTTGCGCCGGACGTAGATACACTCATGTAAAGAGCGCCACCTCCGGCAGCGCCGTAGCCCATAAAAAGCGCCTGTGTAATGCCTGTCATGACAAGCCTGCTCCCGAAATAATCCACGACGTACTTGCAATTTTTACGCAAGTTGCGACACCGTTAGCAGTCAAAACGCGTGAACTAGTGTTAGCCGAGTTTGCCAACGTCATCGTGTCAGTGGTAATCGCAATGGTGACGTTGTTCGCGGAGCCATTAATAATGGTCACTGCCGTGCCAACTGTAAACGCCACATTTGAGTTTGCAGGAAAGGTGTAAGTTGCCGCAGCCTGACCAGCAGGGTGATAAATATGTTTACCCGCATCACCTAACACGACGTTGTAGTTACCATTCTGGCTATTCTGTGGCAAGCCCATATAACCAACCACATTAACGCTGTCCGATACTGCGTTGCCAACACTGGTGTTAGACACGCTAGAGTTAGCAATGTTGCCCGTCATTGAGCCACTGCTAATCGTAACGTTTGTCAGCGTTAAGTTACCGACCGACGTTGCAGTACCACCTAATGCAATCGTCGTGTTACCAATGGTGACATTGCCGCTGACTGCGCCTGGCGCTTGGCTAGCCCAAGTGGTTCCCGTAGACACCAGCACGTTACCAGCAGTGCCTGGCGCTACAACCTTGACAGCATTTGCGCCATTACCAATCAACACATTCTCTGCGGTCAAACTGGTTAAACCAGTACCGCCTTGTGCAGCAGTAATCGGCGTTGATACGCTGGTAATAGTCACATTCGCAAAACTCATGTTGTTGAGCGTTGTGACCGTGTTGCCAAGCTGAATGGCAGTATTGCCTAACGTGATCGGGGTAGCAAAATTGGCATCCAATTGCGACAACGGTATAGACGTTGTTGCATTGGCAAATGTATTTGGAACTGGCATTTAGAACCTCACTCTCAATTCATGTTCGTACTCAAAACCGTTAATCACCATTGCTGATGAATTGGAAGTAACGGTCATACCAAGATACTTACCCCATTGTTGCGCGTCTGTTTTGTACAGCACAAATCCCTGACCACCAATCCACTGAACAACAAATGAAGAATTATTTAACCAAGAAATTGGATTTCCAAAATTATTAATCCAATTAACAAAATTGCCAAGCGTGTAAACCGGACTAGCACCAGATTCACTATCCACCGTTGTTAGCAAAATGCCACCACCAGAGATAGTTGCCTCAATACCAATCTTTAACGCCTGCTTTGTTCTAATCGGATCGGTCATCGGCATTAATGCCGTTTCGATAATACTTGGCACAATACCCGTAGAATCGGAATACAGATACAGAAAGTCTGTGCCTGTCGTGCCGTACATATTGATCTTGCCGCCTGTTTGGATCGACGTTACCAACTTGGTTGCTGTGTTCTGATTGGTAAAAAACCATTTCTTATCAAAAAACACCGCTTGGACATACCGAAAAGTACCGTTGTCGTTGTACCGGATGTTAAACGCAGCACACAGAATGTTATTCAGCAGCACCTGACCTGCCGTGATGATGGCGGTCGTAAAGTCAATGTTCGGAAATACACCGTCTAGCGGGTCTGAAATCTTGGATGTGGTCGAGCCAACCAAGGCGTACATCCCGTACTCATTCATAAACAATACTGAACGAAAATACGGGAACAGACCGTAAGGCAAGCGCGTACCTACTGACGCACTGACGTTCGTGTTGGTAAAAATGGTTGTGCCAACATTGGTCACCCTGACATCAGAAAAGACGTTAATGCTGTCTTCACCAAAGATGTACAGAAAGTTATTGGCTGACAACAGTTGCACGATATTACTGTGCAGTGTCGAGTCAGTCAGAGTAAGTGCGCCAGCAGAAACGCTTGTAAAGTCGCTGTAGCTACCAGCAGCAGAATAACTAACCGTTCTTCCCTGACTAACCCAAGTTCTGCCCGAAAAGGTTTGGATGCCTGAGATCGGGTCGGTGAGGATGACTGCTTTGGCTGTCGCATTGCTGCCTCCACCACCCGTAATCGTGACAGTGATATTTGAGTTGTTGGTGTAGTTTGTGCCAGGATTGGTCATCACCACACGGGTAATCTGACCGCCTGCCACAACAGCCGTACCTGCTGCGTTTGCACCACCACCACCTGCAATTGTCACTACCGTGTTAGCTGCGTTGGTGTAGCCTGAACCACCGTTTGTAATCAGCACCGACACAGTGCCTTTTCTAAACGTAGACAAACTAGCAATTGCCGTAGCGTTTGCACCACCACCACCAGAGATTGTGACCGTAGGCGGTGATGTGTAACCCGATCCGGCCTCTGTCAAGGTAATCGCTGTGACTACATTCGCCAACACCGAGGCTTGTGCTTCTGCTTGTATCCCGCCTGTTTCATTCGGGGCGCTAATCACCACCGCAGGCACATTAGAGTAATTGCTACCGCCATTGGTAATAACTACTGATCCAACTGATCCAATAGATACAAGATTAGTGCCATCCCAAGAATAGACACCGTTGTTTGGATCGCCGATAAGTATGCGTTCGCTTTTCCACTCTGTGATGTTAATACCGCCATTAGAAAACGTACCAGCAGTTGCGACATTTCCTTTACTGTAACCAATGACGTTGACATACTCAGCCCTTCCGTCCGCACAAAACCCTAGCGCAAGATCATCATTGTTGATGTTGCAAGATGCTAAAGTAGTTACTGTATTGGCAAACGTGACGTTTGCAGTGGTGTACGTTGGAACAATCTTTAGGTTGGCGTAACCGATAGGCATGGCATTTTCTAGCCATGCAAACTCATCCTTTTCAATAGCCGTGCGGTTAGCCTTGGTGTTGACACCTTTGAAGTTCTTGACTACCTCGTAGCTTTTCTTTTGCTCTGTCGCAGCCATAGTTAGAACGGAGTGCTATAGGGGTCAGGCATTCGCCTTGTGAACGTCGTGTTAAGTACAGAGCGAACCTTGCTGATGTATTGCTGGTAGAAAATTTCAGATTCGCCATAAGACTGTTCTTTAAACTTCGCCGTATACGATGCGTAATACGCAACAGGTGTTGTATACGGATCAATAATCGTGTCTACCTGTGCGCCATTGATTAGCGGCAAAGGCAAAACGGTTGTGTCTACCTCAATGGTGTAAACCTGGTCAGGTACTGGCGAAATGTAAATCTGGTTTTGACCAAATACCGAAAACGCTACTGGACGCCCGATATAGTTCTGCCAATACCGTAACTGTGCGTTGAACTGTGTCCAAGACATATAGGACAGCGGGTAGCGGCTGTTCCCCCAAAACACATTAATGTTCAGAATGTCTAACGTCTGACCAGCTTCTGGCAAACTGTCATAAGGAATAATCTCGACATTGCCTGCGTACTGAAACTGAGCCGTGCCATTCGCAAAAGGCGCTGATGGCGGGAAGTTCGTATAAGAATCTGGATACGGTGGCGGTTGATCGCCTGTTGTTCCTGCCGTAGTAACGACATAGGTAAAGATGTTTGAAAAAATTAAGTCATTCAGATTGACCGCAGTATTTGCAGCCCAAGGCACAGGATTACCGGAATAACCAACTGGTGCTATTGGTGTTTGAGCAACTTGCAGTTTTCTTAAACAGCCGGTATCTCTGGCAACACGTTCCCGCGCACCATTGATGTAATCAGTCAGTTCGGAGTCGGAGTAAAAATTTCCGTTTGCATCGTGCAACAGCCTCCGGACTTCCGTGATATAGCTGTTAAGAGTTGCCATTTAAAACCCATATCTAAGCGGCTTTAACGACTGTTCTCCCCCGATGTGCTTTAGGCACAAGGGGGGTTACTGAGTCATCGCCAGGGGATAAAAAGCGATTCTGTTCCGGCTTGTCTTGGGTTATCTCAAACTTTGCCAACCTGACCAAACCTTCTTCGATCTCATTGGTCGATTTGCATAACCCAAGCATCACCATTGCAGGAAGTTTATTTTCCTGCTCATAACCAAATACATGACGTGCCATCTCTACGCTGATCTCAACTGGTTCGTTTACAGGAAACTTATAGTCTTTAAAAGCGTAGTTTTGGATCAGAGCCTTCTCGCTCCGATTAGTCACATAGATAGTTGTCATAACGTAATAATGTCACCGTAAACAGTAATGTCGCAAGTGCCGCTAGTTACCGCTGTGTTCACCCGTACAAACAGTGAACGAGCAGAGTAAGACGTAGACAACGCAGTAGTGGAAAGCGTCAAATCTTGCCACTTCGTCGTGCCATCTACAGAACTCAAAACAGTCGCATTGCTAACTGCGTTAGACGTATTGCCATCGTTAGATGTCAAAATTGTCACGTTTGCAGCAGCAATGCTCTGATTTGCTCTAGCGACAGTAATCCTGCGAACAATGTAAGAAGTGCCACCCACAACAGGAAGTTGAGCAACCGCATTGCCAGTTGAACCAACGCTGACGTTGACCGCATGAGCAATAGCAAAATTGCCAAATCCATCGGGGTATAACGAACCTACATGGTTAGCATCCATGCCGCCCCCTTACGATGCGTAAGTGCTGCTTACTGGTTCACCACCATCAACGGTGAACAGCGTGATCGTGGGAGTGCCTGCCAACACATTCGCACGGACGTTAGTACCGTCAGCAATGAACAGACCACCTGTGTTATTGGCAACCACAACGCTCCAAGAAGCATTGCTGATATTGCCAGTAGTGTTGGTATTCAGTTCGATGGTGACATTTGCAGTCGGTGCAATGTAGTAAGTACCGGCTGGCAGAACTACTGTAGCGTTACCAGCAGCTTGCACCTGGAAATATGCCGCCGCAGCGTTAGTGGCTGCGCCTGCTACCAGAATTTTATTTAAGCCAAGAGCCATGACTATTTCTCCTTTACAGTGTCAAAGAGTTGTAGCCCGTGACCTTGGTCATCGACTTAGGCTTCGTATTGACCAATTCAGCAATCGTCAGCACTGCGCCAACGTAGCCAATCTGCCAGTTCGGAAGGGTCGATTCAAAGCCCGTGAACACAAACGAACCCTGCTCATGGATGTAGAGCGACAGGTAGTTGCTGTTCAGGAAGTAAACAGTACCTTCAGGGCAATAAGGATCAGGATAAATTGGCACACCAGCGACCATCAAAGCACGGAAAGCTGCTTGAGGACCATTGGCGTCACCATCAAAGCCGTTACCTGGGGTGATCATGTACTGCTCTTGACCAACAAAGTCTTGAGCCAACAGAGTCCAAGTACCGAAACCGCAAACACCAAACGACGGTACTTCAGCACCGTTCTTCACGGTTCCGCTGATGTACTGAAGGATGTTTTGACGAGTTGGGTTGACCGAACCAGCGGCATACTCTTTCGACTGCCACCAAGTGTAGGCCGAACGGCTAATGTTGCCGTAAGTACCCGACGAGGAAACAGCAGCCGGTAGGCCGGTAAACTGTTGGGTGTTCGTCGTGTTGTTGTACAAGGCAGTTGCCATTGCATCCATCATCACGTTAGTCGCGTCGTTCATACGCGCTTCGATCAGAGGAATGATAGCTGCGTCTTGCTGAACTGCACCTTCCATACCGAGAAACGGTACTGGGGCAATCATTAGCTTCAGGTTAAATTCAGCGTTGTAAGCACCCTGCTGAACAGACGGTTGAGCGAACGAGCCGCTGTAGTCTGACCACTGAGCGTTTACGAACTGTGAACCCTGGACAGGAACAGTTACAGAGGAAACACCGCCGGAAGCCTGTTGCGAGTTAGCAATCAGAGCCGCCATCAGCGGTGTCGAGTTATAGAGTTGTACGACCAGCTTCGGGATAAACGCCCTACGGGTAACGTAAGTTAGTTCCGTAAATTGCGTACTACCCGTTGCCGGAAGAATACCGCCACCAATAGGCATAGTTTATCTCCGAGTCAAAAATCCCCTTGTTTACAGGCCAATGGGTCGCGGGTTTTTCCGCAACTCATTGAGTGCTTTTGCTGCTTCATCCCGTGCGCCAGCAACAGGGTTCTTCCAGTATTTCGACAGGTCGAACTTGTTGATAGTTGACGGGTTGTAACCCGTTGGCGTCGGTGCGGCAGATTGCTGCATCCAGCGCCAGTATTCTGCTGCTGCTTCGTGGTTAGTAATGCCTTTTTCCAACATCACCTTCTCCACTTCTTCAATATCTTCGTCGTTGTCAATCAGACCTTTGGACTTCAACTTGCTACGACGCTTGTTGAGTTCATCCATCGCATCGCGCTCACGCAACTTTGCTTCCAATTGATTTACACGGTCATACGCTTTATCTACCGCATGGCGCGTGTAGTCTTCAATTTCCAGTTCGGGAATCGGCATCTCCGGCTTAACCTTCCGCACTTGACGCAGAAAGTCTTTGCGGGTTTCAGGATTCTCGGACAGTTGTTTTGCAAGCAAAGCCAGTTCGTCACGGGCTTCTGGTGTTAGGTCTTCTAATGACATGACTATCCCCTTAATAAATTAGATAACGCGCTTACCGTCACCAGGCTTCTGAACTTGCATCTTGTTCTTGCTGCCTGCTGCGCCAGCGTTCTTCAGACCGCCAAACTCCGAGTAACGTGGAGTATTAACGATTTGACCATTCTGCTGGTTGTTGTCGGTAGCTTTACGAGGTGCGGCTGCACCGCGAGGCTTAAATAAATCCATGATTTCTCCTTACATAGGTTGAGGGGTTGCGCCTGGCATCTGCATACCAGGTATTGCTGGCGCTGCTGCCAAAGCTTTACCTTCCGGCGTTGCGCCACCCGCCTGCGGAAGTGTCTGTAGCATCTGAAGAATCTCAGACTGCTTCAATTCATCAACGGATTCTTTCTTGCCGCCAATAACACCCGTTAAAGTGCGTAGCGCAGACAAGACTTTAGCGCCTTCAGGCGAATCGCTACCTAACGCAGGCAGCGCTTGTTGAATCAAGTCCATCGCCAAGCCTAAGTTGACCATTGCGCCTTCACGATTACCCATTTTGGGTTCTGGTGTGGACATTGGGGCAGACATTGGCGGGGTTTGATCTGTTGCAGACGCTTCAGAGGCCAAAGGAGAAGGCTGTTCAGCCCCACGCTGGCTACGCATCATTTGCATCAGTTGATCCGGTGGTACGCTCATAAATACCCCAATTAATTTTGGCGATAGAAGTAAGCTTTTTAATAGCTTTTGTCAAGTAGGGGCGTATATTTAAACTCCCCGCCCCTTAGGGAAATCCATAAGGATTACTTGCGGCCTTTACGACCTTTGCGACCTTTGCGTGCCATAGTAGCCTCCACAAAATGCGGCCAACTTAACAGGGGAAGTCAGCCATACCCCATTCCTTACTAGGAATTACCGACGAGTCTTGCGACCGCGCTTCATTTTCTTGTACATCGTCATCTCCTGACAGGTTTATCCCCTTACTGTACGTCCGTAAGTCCGTGTGGACGGGCTACGGTCAAAACTCCTTACGCCTTGCACCCGATACTGCAAATTAGGCTGGCGGGGTGAATCTTTCATCGGAGCCGTTGTGCCTGCTCTCGGTTGGTCAGCCTTTGGTGAAATTGCATCTTGTGCCATTATTCCCCCACTGCTTTTAGGTCAGGTTTACTTTGTTGCGGTTGCTGTTGCGGCTGCTGTGCCTGCTTTGCTTCCATTATCTTCAGCTTTTCCTTCAGCAACTGCTTCATCGGCGGTTCAAGCAAATCTATCAAAGATTCCTTGTCGATAGCGCCAGCCTTAAACATATTGAAGGCAAGCTGTCGCAGGTCTTCCGTAAAGATTGGGCTGTTGGAATGCGCGTCTACCTTCACCACATAGTTGTTTGTAAACTGTTCTGCTATAAATGACAACCCTTCAGCGTCTTTCAGCTTGCTGTCATCGTAGGCTTGAATCAGTTTTAGGAACAGTGTGGCTACTTTTTCCAGACTATCTTCAATGATGAGCGCACGTTTTTTCGCTCTTGAGGAGCCAAGTCGGGCGAGTTGAGAGGCGTGACCTTGGCTTCTGACGCCGGTTTCCCCTCTGCCTGAGAGTACGCTTGTAATACCTGACGCTTCCGCGAACATCTGATCCACTTCACGGATTACCTCGAACAAGTCACCTGGCATTTGCGGAGCCATCTTCTCAACTTTAGCGTTAGGCATATCGGTTGCCAGCAAGCCGCCTGCCCGATTCAACGCAAAGTTCTTTTCATCCAAGATGCCGGTAAAGCCAATCAATGCCGTTGGTGGAGAAACTTGCTTAGACAGCAAGTCTAGAATCTCCGTCATGCGCTTGTTCCGCAACGACTGCAAGAACACCAAACGCTGCACCTCGCTCTGACCCCAGTAGTAGTCGTACATTGGGTTCGGGCAAAGCTGGACGAACGGCAGTTCGCCTTTCAAAAAGACTTGCTCACCTGGTCGGTCATAGATGATGACATCCGGTTCGGCAATCGTAACCACCTGATAGTCCAGCGTGTCATCGTTCCAGACCCACAGTTCCGTCATCTCTACCGTGTCTTCAGCCACCCGCGCTTTGTAGCGGTTCATGCCGGACAAGTCTAGGTTGACTGTACCTGTCATAGTCGGGTTGGTCTGCGACATAATGATGCGGTCAATGCCATCAGGAATGTCAAGTTGCTGCGGCTGGTAGGACGATGTGACCCGTTTGACAATCTCATCACGCTTAGGATGCGAGTACAGACGAGCGTAGAGTTCTGACTTGGTGATGTAGTAGGTCTGCGCTATCGCTTCTTGGCGGTCTGTGTAGGGAACATCCTCACGCAAGACGCCGATACAAGACGGTTCCACCATGTAGGGGTGAACGCCATTGTTGACGATTAGCTTGACGTAGGTTGTGCCAAAGCACAGCGCCCAGGTTAGGGCAGTAGAGAAGACCTGATCACAGTTGCTGTTTAGCCATTCGTCGTTCAGTTTGTTCGTCAGAACGGGAATCTTGCGGTGTTCTTGAGGACTAACTTCAGCGCCGAGGTTAATGGTAAAGCGTGTCGTTTCTGCGGAGTACAGGAACGAGGTCAACTGGTCGATATGCGGGAAAATCTTATTAAAAAGCGCCGGTGATTCTTCCGGCGCTGCGCCAAACAAATAGTAGGATCGAAGTGCGGAGTAATCAGCCTTGCGTTCCTCCCGTGACACAAAGCACTTCTGGATTAAGTCCAGATAGAACTCCTCACGATGCAGTGGGTTGCTAGGTATCCGCATTTGGATTTATTTGCAGGTTGTCATGGTCGGCTATATAACTCGCAGTCTTGGGTGCTGTCAAGTTACCAAGGTCTTTAGGGTTCACGCCCACAGGTTCACCGTTAATAGAACGATAACCATTGCCCTTTACCAAGCTGTCCAGATTCCAGCGAGTACCGGACGTATTGCCCCACATCACAGCGTCACCAGGGCGCTGCTCTCTTGGCGCTTCCGGTGGCGTCTTGTTGTTGCGCGTTAGATAACCCGATTGGCTTTCGCCCTCGCGCACCGACTTGATATCCGTCATGTCAAAGTCCATTGCCAACTGACTCAAGGTCTTGTCGTTGTGTTTAGTCTTATCAGACTTTAAACCCACCGGCTGTAGATGCACGATAGACACTTCTTCATCGCAGTTCTTCATCGGACACTTGGCATCAAACGACTCGAAGTAGCCGTGTGTCTGACAATGATAATCACGCAATATTCCCATAATCATATCCCCTTCAATTTATCATCAAGTGAATAACCAGAATAATCAAGACGGTTCTTAATACCAATATCCAGTTTGATCTCGCCATCTTTCAATGTCAGGCCATAGCCTCTGACCATCCGCATCTTGGGTTCTTTGCGCCATTCGATCCATTTCTTGCCGTAGCGCTCCATGACCGCCACCTCGCCATTACGCCAGGCGTCATACCCTCTGGACACTCTGCGCTGGATTAGTTCAGTCATCGGATACTTTTCATTGATGAACACGTTATAGAGCGTTTTGCGGTCAACACCACACAACTCTGAAAACAACTCCAGCGGTATCCCTCGCCTCTCATCAGCCACAAACGCTTTGATAATTCTTAACAATTCCTTTTTAGGAATAATGTCGATCACGCATTGCCTCCATAAATACCAATTCTTTTCAAGTAATCAGATACGTTCCTGCCCACCGCCACCTGCTCTGGCGTCATGTCATCTGTCTTTCTGCTCATCTCGCGGGTGATTTTCATGTTGATTAACTTAGGCTGCACCTGTTCGGCAAATGCCGCGCAAGCCAAAGCCGCTGCCATCACACGATCATCCTTGTTCCTGCCTGTTGCTTCAATGCTTGAACCATCACGCACAATGGTCTTCATCTCATCAATCAACTCAGTCGAATAGATTGCCATCATGTTGCGTTCAAAGTAATCCTTCATGTACGACAGCATTCGCTCTTTGGTCTGTGATGTGGTGATCCAGCCGATGCTATTACTGATGCCACCTAACGTATCGTTACGCCGCCAGATGTAGTTACTCATGCTTCCAAGCACGTTCATCAAGTCATAGCCTTGTTGACCTGTCAGCGTTGCTGCTTGACGCTTTAAGTTTCGCAGTTCATTGATGACCGCCTGACCAGGACCATTGACCTCAAGGTTAAGTGTCGAGTTCTTGTAAGCGCCAGCAAGGTGGGCGATCACCCACGCGAACTGATAGGTGTTCATCTCCGGTGTCGCAAACTCTGCAACTTGCTCCATACCGTCAGCGTAGCAACGGAAGACTTGTATGCAAAAACGATCAGCCCAATCAGAACTGCCATAAGCAGGGTCTGCACCAATAACGTAATAAGCCGTATCAACTGGTTCCTCCCATATCTTTAGGGTTGCCAAGCGCTCAGTAGACTTCACCACTTCCGTGTCCAAGAAGTTTGCGCCCATGCTGTAGCGGTAATAGTCGCAACCAATCTTCTTGGCGATCTTCATCATGTCCGTGCAACGGGCGTTCGAGAAGAACGAAGTTCCCGTCATGATGAACGCATAGTCTTCAGTGGGCGGGAATTCTTGATACATCAGCGCATCATCCTTGATGCCCTCATGTAGCTTCCAACGCCACCAAGCCATCTGCCGACTGTTGATCTCTACGTCGTAGAGTTTCTTAATGTCGCGTGTCCATTCTTTTTCTTCAGGCGTTAGCTTGCCATCCCAATAGACTTTGTAAATCTGTGAATCGGCATCGACAGAATAGAACTGGTTACGCCACCAGCCACAGAAGATTGCTCTTTGTGTTTTAGCGCGTTTCGCGGTGACGTACATATCGTGGAACATATTAAATCCACGCGCAGTGGACTCAAAGATGTACAAACGATTCGGGTTAGTTTCAGCCAAAGATGCTAGCAGTGATGCTAGTCCTTCTTCATCACCCCAAGACGAAGTTTCTGTTCCGTGTAGAAACGTGATGGCCTTACCGCGACCAAGTGAGCCTTTTGCTCTAAGCCCCGCGACTTGATAAAAGAGGCGGCTTCTATTCTTGAGTTGAAGCTGATTCCGGTTGTGGGCAAGAAGCGGTATCCGGTATTCCTTGGGTAGACCTTCCATGTACATGGCAAGGGTTGACCGGAACATATCTCGGTTTTCTTCTGTGTCTGTGGTGAGTGTGCCTTGAAGTCCATTGTGTATAAAGTGCCAGTAAAGGTCTAAAGCCAAAGAGATTGTCGTGATGCCAAGCTGACGCCCCTTTAGGATCACAAAGAAGTGAATGTCTTCAGCCAATCCTCTGTTGATCTCATCCATCACATAGGTTTGTGTGCCTAGTAGCACATCCATCTTCTTCAAGCCTTGCTCTTTGGTTTCAATCTTTAGCTGTGAGCAAAACTTGTAAAACTGCGCGAGATTAAATTTCATGCCATTAGCATTTCATATTTATAGTGGTCAGCAAACAATGCAAACACAGCGTCTTCACCCAAGAAGTTTGCCATCTGTTCTTTGGTCAACTTCCATAGCACTTTGTCATCATCTAGCAACTGTCTAAACCTTGCGTGATGACCAAACACCTTGGTTAAGTCCATACCCTCATGAGGTGGGCCCAAATGTTCAAAAGAAAAGTATTTAGAGAGTTCATCAGGGCAGAACTGAATACCCACATTCTCTAGCGCAGGTCGCATAAAGCAGCAGACCTGGACATCCTCATTCATCAGCATCGGATCAGGCATTTGGTTACGCATGATGCCGTACTTAGAAGGCGCTTCTAGCATGGCCTTACTACGCAGGCTAAAGCCGCCGTTCTGTACTGTTCTGATATCTGACTCACCCCACCAGGTGTACATGATCTTGTACTGACCATAAGATGTTAGTGCTGCGTGTGTCAGCCCACCCACATAGTCGTAGGTCAGCCATTCATCTCGCCAGTTATCAGCGTTTAACGCCCACCCATCATGTTGCACGATCAAGGCATACGGCGTATCAATGTAGTGATGCAACCCGTACAGAACAAACTCAGAATAGGCATGGTAGTCCAGACCGTGTGCTATCAACTTCTGCGGAACATCTGTCGCTACCGCCACATTAGTAATTAACAACTGCTTGCTGCCAGGCAGTGCTGCCGCAGTCTTCTTTAAAGCTGGCAGGGCTATCCGTCCTCGCCCATCGCCATAAATGGCAACGACCGTAATATCAGAATACTTATCGTTTGCCACCACGACGCTCCTTATCAAACTCGCTCAAGTTCCAGTTAGCAATGCGATACATTGCCTCTTTGTTCCTTGCTACCCGCAACAGTTCCCGCGCCACTTCTGGCTTGTAGACCTCATTCCAAGTCTTCACTAACTCCCGCCTCTCGGCTGGCGAATAAGCGTGTGACGCCCTTCTCATCTCATTTCTGAGAACCGTTCTGGATAGCAATAACTCCTCTCGGTACTTCTCCTCAGGCGTAGGCTGATCCATTCACCACCCTTTTAATTCTCGACAACTCTGACAAACACTCTGCCAGCAGCCCAGCAGACCTTGCCTGTTGCCGACGTAACTCCATAATCAACTCAGCCTGATTCATGCGGTGTACGGCCTCCCAGTAATCATCCTGCGCCATGTCCACATAGTCCTCTCTCAGTTCCACTACCTTCATGTCACCCTCCATACCCTAATACCATCCCCCTCTTTCCTTGCAGAAAACCTCCACCCCAACTTCTTACTCGCTCTCCAGTTGGCATTCAGCACAACCTGCATCCCTAACCCCACCACAAAAAAGCTGTCACCCACTTCCATCTCTCCATGCGGATAACGACTTTCCAACTTAGGCGGCATCACAACCCCTCTCTCAACCATAATCTCCATACCACCCTCACTATACATACCTAACCTCCCTATCACCACATAATCATCATAGGCGAAAAAAAAGCCCCTGACAACCAGGGGCGAACTCTCACCACGAGAGGGCTTCAGCGAAGAAACCAAACAATACCAAAAAACAGAAAAAACTTTTGGGGGGAGCCAGTTGGGGGGCACGCCATCCCACCCCCACCTAGACCAATCGAGTTACCAAACGGACAATATTACCAAGCTGACAGTTACCAGACCAATAACAGGCCAGATCAGACCATAATCAATAGCATACGCATATTAAATACCTGGTATTGATAGCTTTACCCTACCCCGATAGGAAAATGACAACCACATCGGGCGTGTTGTCATACTACTATCTTACCTTTTCCGCAACATACTGACCATATTACATATAGGACAATAACCTACATGACAATATAGCTATATATAACTATATAGTGCGTCTATCATTTATCGTTTCCTGATAGAAATATATCATTAGCTATCAGGTTGAATAATCACGAATATAATCATATAATACGTTTCAGCAACACTTGATTAATTCCTCTCAGGAGATTCGACAATGAAAGATTCAACAGCTCTCATCCTCTCATCGCTAGTATTTAATGCTCTGACTATCGTCGCGGTACTGGTAAGCGCTCCGATATCGTCATGCGTAGCGCTATGCTTTTTCGGCGCTTCGTTACTAGGCTTAGGTTTCTACAATCTAGCCAACGACAATTAATCCTCAATTCCTTAACGGAGATTAGACAATGAACATCTATCAAGAAATCACAGATTCAATCATTGCAGAACTGGAAAAGGGTGCTGCACCGTGGGTAAAGCCCTGGAATGCACCAATGGGCGCCGATAAGAATATTGTCAGTCAGAAACCTTATCGCGGCATTAATCGCCTTATCTTGGCTATGTCCGGCTTACGTTATGACGTACCAGTATGGGGCACCTATAAGCAATGGGCAGACAAGGGCGCTCAGGTCAAAAAGGGTGAAAAGGGTACTAAGATTGTTTTCTGGAGTCAGGCCAAATCAACCAATCCAGAAGGCGAGGAAAAAGCTTACGCATTCGCAAAAGCCTATTTTGTGTTTAATGTTTCGCAAGTAGACAATTTCCCGATCATCCCGTCAGGCGATATTCCTAACGACAATGCCAAGATTGAAGCTTGCGAGAAACGCATTGCAGCTACCGGCGCTCGAATCGTGCATGGTGGCGATACCGCTTGTTTCATTCCTAGTAGTGACGTTATCAGAATGCCTGAACTAGGTACTTTCCAGTCATCAGAGCATTATTACGCTACTGCATTCCATGAGCTAACACATTGGACTAGCGAGAAATCGCGCTGTGATCGGGATTTAAGCAAGGGTAGATTCGGCAATGCTGACTATGCTTTCGAGGAATTAGTTGCTGAACTCGGCGCTGCATTCCTATGTCAGCATCATCAAATCAAAGGCGATTTGCGCCATGCTGGTTACATTGAATCCTGGTTGAAGGCCTTAAAAAATGACAACAAAGCGATATTCAAAGCTTCAGGCCTGGCGCAACAAGCTACCGATTTCTTGATGAACTGCGGTCAACAGGCCGAGGAACTGATAGCCGCTTAAAACCTGACTGTAAGCCGCTTATGGCGGCTTATGGGCGTGTTTTACGCCGATTCCTAAATGGAGATTCGACAGATGAAAACCCTTAAAACCAGGCAACCATTAAACATTGGCAAGCTTTTTAAAGTAATCACGGAGCATGGCACGTTTAAACTTTACTTACCGCATACCATTAAACAATCGTTTACTATTGGAAACATTCAATTTGATGCAATAGGCGGATACCCTTCAAATGGTTTCAGAGCGAATAAACCGATACCGCATTCTTGGACTATTGACCTTGCGCAACCAGTAACGGACTAAGGGGAAACCATGCAAACCTTACTCGAAATGCTAGGCGGCTTTGTAGCTTTCCTGGTCTTATGGGCATTCCTTTTCGTTTTGTTATCATTTTGATGGAGATTAGATATGAAAAAACCTATTTTCAACCATAGAGAAATTATAGGTTATGCAAGCAGTTTAAAGCAGGCCGAGAAAGTAATCCGCAGTCAATTGCAAGCAATACCGGACGGTTTCCAGGTAATTGTTAAAGAGCGATCAGAACTAATGCGCGATATGCTGAACTCTCCACCTGGTTACGTTTACAGCATCAAAATGGTTTAAACATGGATAGAAATACTATTCTTGCAATTATTTGTTTGCTAATACCACCAGGCAGCATTTTTCTTTTGATTTGGTTATTCGGTTCCAAAAATGAAACATAACTTCAAAACGTTTTAAGACGTTTTTCTATCAAGGGTTGCCAGGATATCGGTAACCCTATTTTTTCGGCCTGTAGGCCGTTTTAAGGGGATTAGATATGCAAAAGATTTTCTATCAGATTCGGGAATACAAAACTCCGGTAGCGTATAGCACGCCATTAGGTCAAAAGCTTAGACCACGTTGGCGCTGTATCAAATTGATTGCCAGGCTAACCCTGGCAGGCCACCGCGATATCGTAATGGTTCCGTTTTCAGTCAATTGCAAATAGGGCCGTTTTAAGGCCTTTTCATGGGTAGGTGATATCCTCGCTTACCCTTTTTCGTTTTCTCGCCGCTATGGTGCTCTAATCGAGTCCTAGAGGCATTGTCATCAGGAGGTTGTATGTCACCAGCTAAGAAACTCGCCTTAGTCAAAAATTCTCCCGCGCGCGCATCCGCGCCTAAGAGCGAGTCATCAGAACCGCTAACCATTTTGGACAACAAATTCAAATGGACACCGCCAGGAACCGATATCAGAGAACGGTTCAAAGCTATGGGATGGAAACCCCCAAAGCCCAAGAAA